ACCGAAGCCACCGAAACCGCCTTGCTGACCGCCAAACATACCGCTAAGACCGCCCTGCTGTTGACCACCAAAACCGCCTTGTTGTTGACCGCCTAGAGGCTTAACGTTTTGATTGGTAAACCCCCCAAAGCCATTGGAAGGCGCACTCATACTGTTGTTTTGCGACTGTTGCGCAAAAGTGCCTGTAGGGTTTCCAAATGCTGGGCTCATAATGGTTCCTTTTATCTAAACCCTGCGGTCTTTTTTGCAATCGTTTTTGGTTGTGCTACGAATTGTTTTCCGGCTTTTTTGCCAGCACGTTTCGCACGCGTTGTCGCAGCGTACTCAGCAGGGCTGAGACTTTTGATCGCAGCACTTGGAAGGTATCTTTCACCCGTGTCAGAAGAGCGTTTGCCACTTTTGGTTCTCCATTTTTGGTCGCCCCAATCCTTCAATGATTTTTGAGGCGCTTTCAATCTCGGTAACCCCCGCCAGCCGCCTTGTACTTCTTGGCAACTAGCTGAGCTTTACGAGCCGACCACTGACCTGCGCCAGTGCCATGAGTTGCTGCGGCTTTTACTTGAGACACAATCTTCTTGCGAAGACCGGGCTTTGTGTAATTGCCAGCAGCATTGACGCTACCACCCTCTTTGTATTGGGTGAAGTCAGTATCATCACGGCGAGCCTTACGCTTGCCGCTTGGCATCTTTGAGGGATTGATGTCCCCCATACCGCGACTCGCCATCATGACATTAGCAGGTCTTGCCGCCCATGTTCATCTTCTTGGTCATGCCGCCCTTTTTCATACCCAAGGGCGTGGAACCAGACATCTTAACCATAGTGCCTTTGGTCTTGCCTTTAGAAGCAAGACCATCACGGCTAGGAGCCGCTGTACGCACTGAACCCATTTTGGCAGTAGTGATGCCGTTGTTTTTTGTAGCCATGATATTCCCACCTTCTTTAAAAAGAGCCATTTTCCCGTGATTGGTTTTTGGCTTATTTACACTTTGAACATCCGCACGGGTTTTCCCGCCAGAACCAAACTTCTTACCCTTATCCGCATCGTTGAAGTCTTTTCCAACGCTTTGCGGTATTCCAACTTTTTTGGCAAACGCAGGGTTGTGCGCTATTGCCGCCATGAAATTGTGTTGTTTCTTGCTAGTGCTAGGCATCACTTACCTCCTGCATACCAATTAACAAGCTGAACCAAACCTGCGCCTACAACGCTACTAGCCCCGCCAACTAACATTAAAACTTTCCAGCCACCTTTGGCTTCAGACAATGTTTTGTCAATAGCCGCTAGTGTTGCCTGAATAGTTTTCATGTTGTCCAGCATCTTGTCCATGTCATCTTGCAAGTGCTTGATGTCAGACGCATGCGTGGCTAACTCTCTGGCGGTTTGAATAGCGTCGCTCATATCAGCAGTTCCAAGCCCGAAGGCTTTTGTTTATGCGGGAGTTCGGGTCTTTCTTGGCCTTCTCTCCGGTCAGCTTCTTCTTCATGCCTTCCATACGGGCGCAGAAAGAGTCGCGGCGTTTGCCGCCCTCTGGTTGAGGACGCTTCAAGCCCGGCTTGCCGGGGTTTGCCTTGTTGTACGAGGCCCGTCCCTTGGCGTTCAAGCCGCCCTTCTCGGACTTGCCCTCTTTGCGTTGCCATGCTGGTGTCTTAGCCATAATAAATATTCACCGCACTTAAACCGGAAAGATATGCGTACACGCCGTTGTATGCACGAACACCTTCACCGGGGATTGGAAAGCCGTTGAAGAAATAATCTTCAGCCGTTGCTTGATAGGTCACCAACCACTTACCAACCGCATAAACAGCCGCTGGAGTTGCAGTAATAGTACCGCTGTTAATGTCAGTCAACGTAAATGTGTCTGCGCCAGTACGGGTTATGGTGTATGTACCATCAGTTGCTGCACCGCCCGTGCCACTCTGAAAATGGATACCAATGACGTCACCCGTAATCAAACCATGAGCAGTTTTGGTTACCGTTACAGTAGTACCAGAACGCCCATAAGTCACGCTGGCAGAAACAGGGGTTGATGTGGTGTCAAACAAGGTTACATACCCCGCAACTCCACCCCCTGTGTAAGATATAGCTTTGACCCGTGTAGGGTATGGCACCATGAAGCCGCTTTGGTCTAGGTGCGCCGACTTTACGTCATATTGCATCGTCATAATCAATCTCCTTTAAAAACGGGGCCGAAGCCCCTTGGGTTGATTAGGCAGTACGGGTAAACACGTACGCTGTTGCGCTAGAGAACATGATGGTGAAACGAGCCAAACCTGTTGCACCAACGGGAATTGTCAAATCACCAAAGCTACCGGGGGTGTCAGCGGCAGCGCTAGACAAGATACCGTTTGTAGCTACGGCCACAGTCACAGCGCCTGAGCTTGTGCTTGCGGTGTTGTCAATGTACAACTCCAACACAGTACCTTGGGTCGCACCAAGAGCCGCGCCAAGCAATGTGCCTGTAGGCAGTGTGAGAGTTACAGCAGAGGCTGAAGTTACTGTGATGTAGCCAGTTGCAACTTGTGCTGCAGTGAGGGTAGCCGTTGCGGTAAGCGCGGCTTTTGTGGGGTGGTTTTGATCGGTGAAAACCAGATTTGTGGTGGTCAAATCTGTAACGCTGGTGGCTGCGCCAAACGTAGCGTTGACTGTAACGGCACCGGTAGTGCTGTTAATGCTGATGGACTGAAAGCCGTTTTGCGACCGTACTGGGCCGTTGAATGTGGTATTTGCCATGATATTTCCTTACATGCAAGTTGGGGTGTTCTATCTGCATGTCGTCAGCCGGGACTGTAAGAACACCGGATAAGCCCGGATTGATTGCAATATACACCAAATAAAAAACACATGCAACAAATAAAAAAGCCCCCGAAGGAGCTTTTTAGTGGCGTTGTCTGGGATTCAAACCCAGCATCCTAGTCTTGTCGATCTGTGTGTACTCACCACACCGCCAACGCCTTACGCATTACGCGCCTGCAGAACCCCACATGCCGAGGGGATCAGACCAGCCGAAGCTGTAACGCTCACGAGCCTTGTAACGGACGTTACCAGTATCGAAGTCACCGTCCATTGAGTTAGCCAAAGGCATACGCTCAAAGTGCTTCATGCCGTTTGGCACGTCGGTAATCAAATACCAGCCGTTGCTGTCGGTCAAGAAGTGGTTAACGGTATAACCTTCTGGGATTGCACCCATTTGCTTCAACGCGTTGATATCGTTGTCAGCAGTTTGAACACGCAACTCGGTGTCAAGCAAGCGCTTGGCAACGAACATCAGTGCTGGAGGAATCACCATCTTACGGGGCTTAGCGGCGATCAACAGACCGCGCTCATCAGTCCATGCAGCGATTTGAATCACAGCATTTTCCAAAGAGGTTTCGTTCAAGTCAACACCAGTAGTTGGGCTGTTGAAGTTCACACCACCGTTAACGAGTGGGTGACCAACACGGGCGCTAGAGGAGTTAACACCGAACAAAGAAACGCCGTCACCGCCAAGATAGCTACCGCTGAAACCGTTGTTGATAACGGAAGCGGCTTTAACTTGCTTGGTGTAAGACATAGCGCGGGCCAAAGCCTTGGTGTAACGTGCAGACAAAGAGTCATACAGGTTATCTTCCACAGCTTCTTCAGTGATACTGAAGCCCAGAGCGATAGTCTCGTGGTTGTAGCGAGCGGTGAAGGCTTCTTGCGCATTGTCATAAGCAATGGCTTGACCTTCATTCTTGACGGGAGCAGAACCAAAGCCAGCAAGCTTTGTCTCTTCTTCGAAGCTACGCTCAGATTTCTCTGTTTCGTAGATTTCTTTGTGCTCTTCGCCGTAGCGTGCGTACTCTAAACCGAACAAAGCGTTCAGGCCGGGGAGCAGCTCTTTAAGTAGTTGTGCGCGTGAAATTGCCATGGTTAGTTACTCCTTATGCTACGCCGGTGGCGTTGCTGTATGAATGTGCGCCGGGATTGAACTTGACCAAGATGTCGGTGAAGGCATCGCCAACTTGTGAGAAGCCGGGGGTGTCTGCAAAACCGACAACACGGAAAGCAATACCAGAAGTGGCAGCAGCAGTAGAGCTAACAGCCGTAGTGGAATTACCAGTGGTCGTAGAGCCTGTTGAAGTGCTCTGAACAGCGCTCAGATTCACGTTCATGCCCAAAGTGGTTTGAGCCATTGAGCCGTTAGCTTGCACTTGGAACACAGCGCGGTCGTCATCAATTACGTACGCAGTAATAGCAGAGCCTTGCACAGAAGCTGTGTTGGCAGGGTAGTACTGAGAGTAAATGATTTGGCCTTGTGCGTTCGTGAAGGAGCAACCGACGAAAACGCCGATAGTGCCTGCTGGGAACGGTGTGCTGTTATCGCCATTTGTAGTGACGATGTTGATGTAACCAGACGTGTTGATTGCAACGATCGAACCATTGAAAATGTTCGTGTTGTAACCAGCAGGGTCGATCAGAAATTGTCGAGTGCTACCAGCGTATGGTAGGCCACCCAACTCGTTTACGGCGCGAAAGCCGTAAGGTGCAGCGGTAGATGCCATTTAAGGACTCCTAAGTTTATTTAGAACCAGAACCAAACCCACCACGCGTTGACGACGACTTGCGTTCGGCAAACAACGGCATGCGTGAGTCATTTTGTCGCATGAAGCTATTGTCTACTGACTCCATCTGGTTTTGAGCCTGCTGGTTAAAGTACTCATCACGGGCTTCCGCTTTTTCTTTGGCGATCTTGCAGAGCATGAGGCCACCGATTTCCACGTTCCCAGTCTTTTCGTTACCCAACAGCATCAATTCTGGATGGTCAGCTGCCTTCACCGGCTCCCAACCTTCACGCATTCTGCGTGATACGTTGGTCACTTCCGACTGTCCCAGCACATGTGTCGCTACCCAGCGATACACGTAGCCCGGTTCAGGCAGTGGATCAGGCAAGTTTGTCGGCGGTACGTATACAGCACGAGCAGATTTTTCGCGTGACATCAAGTCACGATTTGTACGGTTTTCAGCCATTTGATTTCTCCATTTTTACCAATTCAACAGCATATTGCTGCGGGGTTAAGCCAAACTTTTTTGCCAACGAAACTTGCGTTGGACTTAGTTGGACTTTTTTTGCGCCTGTCGAACGAGTCGCAGAGGCAACAACCGTGGAAGGCTTTTTGGAGCCATCGCCAGACTTCGGCCTGTTTTGTCCCCCGAAAATATCAGGAAACGTGTTTCTCATGCGAGCATCAATGCGCTCGAAATATTCGTCAGAGCGGGGGTCTATTCCCGAGTTCACTAGTTTTTGGTGCAGCCCTAGTGAAAAGCTGGTGAGTTCTTCATACCCCGGTTGCCCAAACCACTGGTTTCTTGCCTGCCAGCGCAGTGTTTTATCATCGACTTCGGGCTGAGGTGGAGGAGATGACCTAAGTTGTACCTCAGATTCATCCTGTTGTAAAGGGGTAGGTCTAAAGTTTTTTGCAGCTTCTACACGCATTTTAGCGTCTGTCAAAGCTTCTTGGGCGGCTACTAAAGCATCAGAGTCTCCTGCTTCGTACGCCTCTTTGTACCTACGCTTGGCGTTTTCAAGCTCGGCAACAGTTGCTACCTTGATTGTTTCAGCGTATTGCTGTTCGCCGTTATTCACGTACTGCTTGAGCTTGTTGTTCTCGGCCAACAGGTGTTGGGCCATTCTTTCAAGCTCTTGCTTCTCGCGCATTGTCGCTTCTTTGACACGGCGCTCATCGTGACGGGCATGAGTTAACTCTTTGATGCGTTTTTTGACACCATCAGAGTAGTTCTCAAGTTCATCATCGGAAGGGTCGTTTACTTCACGATCCAAAGGTTTACGCCCACGATCGCGTTCAGGCGTATCGTCAACGATTTCAATTTCGACTTCACTATTAGACGCTTCAGCGGGAGCCGCTTTTTCATCATCAAGTTCATCGGGAAACTTATATTGTTCAGCCATTTCTTTCCTTTCAAGCGCGGGTTAAACCACGGGGGTCTTGCACAACAGCATCAACTTGGTCGTCGTTGATGAGACGGAACTCTTTGCCAAAGATTTTGAATCTTGTGCCAGAGTAAGTACGTACCAAAACGAAGTCGCCTTCTTTACACCATGCTCCGTTGGGAAACTTGGCGCTGTCTTTGTACGCATCGGGGCCTACACGCAATACAAACAGCACCGTGGTGGCTGTCTCTTCTTGGCGCATGAACTCCGTTGGTTTATACAGGTTTGACCCTGCAATCTTTTCGTCTGCTTCTGGAACAACGCACAGCAACTTCCAACCTGTGGGGGTCGGCAGTGCACCTGCTTTTGTTTCAGTATCAGCGCCTTCTTCTGGCGAATCCATTTGCTGGATATGCTTTGGTAAGACGATGTTGGGCGGCAGGATTAGTCCTGATTCAGTTTCAACCATCTGATTGTTCAACTTTCTGTAGCAGGTCAAGGAGATAACGCTCTGCAAGGGCTAGACCCGAAATAATCCCGCAGAGTTTTTGGTACTCATCAAAAGTGCGACACCCACCCCCCGCCAAATCATCGGCGTAGTTGTTCATGTCAGTACGTATTTTGTCGCGCAATACGGATGCGAATTCTTGGATCATTTGGGCTCCTTACCTTGTGGCTGGCTTTTATCTGCAAACTGCAAAGACGTAGTGCGGGCTTGCAAGTCCATCTCTTTCTGTCGCTTAGAAATTTCAGAGCCTAGCTTCACACCGGCATACTCTTGGTCAAACTGTTGTTTGGCTTTGCTCTCGTTGATCTGTGCACCAATGCGCATACCTTCGAGTTCTTTGTCACTGCGCATCTTCTCAGTGTCCAAATCAATCCTGTCAGACTTAGCCGTCATGTCAGCCACCATCTTCTGGGCATCCAACTGCGCGGCTTGTTGCTTAAGCTGGAAGTCTTGTTGCATCTTCTGCGCTTCCATTTGCAAACGTTGTTGTCCCAATTGGATGTTGGCTTGAACTTCCTGTTGCTTGACCTGCATCTCGGCTTGCTTGAGTTGCAACTCTTGCTGTTGCATCTGGATAAGCGGGTCTTGCGCTTGTTGCTGGGCTTGCTGTTGTGCGGCTTGCGCTTGATTTTGCTGCAACATCTGTTGAGCCGCTTGCGCCATCATGCCTGCCATTGCGTTGGCAACTGCTGTCGGTACAGTCTCTTCTTCTTTTGGAATCGACATGCCGAGTTGTTTCTCCAACTGCAACTTGTACTGGAACCCTACGTGCTCTGCGATGTGTGCAGTCAGCGCCGCTTGAATCTGAGGAGCCTTGGGGTTCTGGCCAATCAACTGCATCACGGTTGGGTCTTGCATTATGCTGGTGTGCACAGCAAGGTGCGCTGCATGATCTTGTTCCACAAACGCTTTGAGTGGTTCGCCCTTGAGCACAGCCATGTTCTCTGTCACAGGGTCTTTGGGCTTCTGGTCATCCTCAAGTGGCACGAGTTTGTCTGCGTTCTTGATACCCAACACCTCCAACATGTTGCGGTGCAACTGCGGCAAGTCGTAAATATCAGGAGCCATCTGCGCCATCTGAATAACGGCTTGGTACTGCACCACACGCTGAGACATCGTGGCCGCATTGGGGTCAGACACAGGGATCACATCCACATGGTTATAGTCTGACTGTTTCGCACGGGGGCCTGCGTCACCTTCTGGCTCATACAAATAATCAGTGTCTGAATAATCACGAATGATGTTTTTAAGCAGACCCAATTCTTGTTTCAAGGCGTAGTGCACACGGGCTTGCACAGCCGTCATGACTTTAAGCTGGCGCTCAAGCAGGGCTAACGTTGTGCCCACGGGAGCCTGCGCAGACATGTCAGACACTTTCATGTCTGCAGTTGCGGCAAACCTGCGACCCTCTTCCACAATGTTTTGCAGCAGTGTGTACAGCGTCTGGCTTGGCTCTTTGTATGGAAGCGGCAGAATGTTGTCGCGTATCGTGCCCGAGCCTACATCTACATCTCGGAATTCACCGGGGGCGATGGGTGTGTCGTCTCCCTTGATACGCAGTCCTCTGGATTTGAGACCACCGGGCAAGTTGGACAACGTGCCTGCATCGATGAGTTGCCGCATGAGGGATGTAGCGGATTTAGCAAAGCCCCCGATAAGATGGAACAGCCCGAAGCCATAAGCTCCAAAGCCCGGAATATACTGGTAGTGCACGAAGTGCTGGCGTTTGAGTTTGAGTGGGTCATCTTCCTCCCAATTACGGCGAATAGCCAAAACATCGTTTGTGCCGCGAATGATTGTCACCACGTATGGCAGTGCAATGCCTGTGGCCTCACCATCTTCTTCGTCTTCAAAGCCTTTGATGTCCAAATCAACGTGGCACTCAAGCAAAGTGAAGCGATCATCATTCAGATCACTGAAACCTGTCTCTTTGTCCTTGGCTTTCTGAATATCGCCCACTGTTTTGTCTGGCTCGCCCAACTCAACTTCGCGGTAGAACCCAGCTTGCTGCAGTTTTAAGATTTCATTCTTGGTTTTACGCATCACATGGGTGATGCGGTAGCACGTATACATCTCTGTCGCCCCATAAGGCAAGATGATGTCTTCAGCAGGGATAAAAATCGAAACTTGACGGCCTAAAGACGGGTCGTAGTACACCTTTTTAAAGGCTGATCCTGTAGCTGGCAGTGACCAGAGCATGCGTTCGTGTTCAGGGCGGAATTCCACCATTTTTTCGGTCAACTGATAGTTCATATCAGCTTCTACACGTACTGCAGCTTCTTTTTTCTCTGGTGTTTCCTTGCCAACGATCTTTGTGCGCACGGGGCCCGAGGCTGGGAACGTTTCGGTGATGGTTTCAGCTTGAAAACGCACCACTGCTTCTGTAATCATGGGGTGAAACACACCAGAAGCACCATTCCAAGGCTCTGTGCGCTCTTCCATCTGCAAACCCAAGAGCTTCAAGCCCTCTGTGTATGCCTTTTCCCAGTCTTTGCGGGAGTTTTTGTCGTTGTCAATGTCGCCTGCCAAGTCGCTGGCCAATGTTGCCAGCACACTTTCATCAATTTCATCGGCTAAGTTGGCAGAGAAGTCATCTTCCTCGCCCTCACCGATGCTAATCTCCATATCACCTGCTTTGATGTTGACTTCTTCAGGGTCAACAATCTCAATTTCAATCGCATCCTCATCTTGTGCAAGCTCTTCAAGACCTGCGGGTTGTTGATACAGTGCTTTGTCGATGTTAGTAGCCATCTTTGATCCTTAGTAATACGCCGCTTTGCGGGGTATTGAGTAAATGTCGTCTTTTTCATCGCTGTCCAAGCTGATGAACCCACCGTTTCTGAAACGTTGTAGTGCCATACTTGTACAGTCAACCATGTCATCGTGATCTGACGCGGGGAACGCAGCCACCTGCTCTACAACTTCTTCTGCCCAACGCCTACCCGCAGGATACCAGACCATGCCCGATCTGAAAATATCTGATACTGCATTTAATCGTGCAACTTTATCGCCCGTGCCCCTATGGGGGGTGAACTCTGAGACTGGAATACCCATGCGCCTGAGTTCTTGAAACAGGGGTGTGCCGTTGGATTTCTTCTCAACGATGAACGCATCAGGCTCCCAATCTCGGTATTCCTCCAGTGCCAAATCTTTAAGTTCACCAAACTCCATCCGTTTGTTGATGGCGTTCATGAGGATGATGTGCGCCTTGCCACCCGTGAGTTTGTGGCTAAACACGCCCCATGTCAGCAGGGCGGTAAAGTCAGCGCGGTTGTTTTTCTCAGCCGCCGCGTCAAGTGTCATGATGACAAACTCAAGCTCTGGAGGATCTTCCTCCTCCCACTTGGCCCACCACTCGCGCTTGACAATCGCACCTTCTTCGCTGGTGGGTTGTTGCTGATACTGAGCGTTCCACTGGAACGTGGGCATCGAAGCCTTGGTTCTACGCAGGGCTTCTACATCAAAAAACTCAGGCCACAGCGCTGACTCCTCTGGCGTGCCCTCATTGAATATGGCTGGGAATTCAAAGAACTCATACTTATCAGCCTCATCGTTGCGGGTCATATCCTTGGCCATCATGCCAATCAGATCGTTGGGATGCCAACGGGTATGCACAATCGCCACCCGACCAGCAGGCATCAAGCGGGTACGCGCACCGAAAGTGAACCACTCATACGCTTTTTGAAATACCTCAAAGTTGCCGTTCAAGATGTCCTGCTCTGAGAACGGATCGTCAACAATCAAAAAATCAGCACCACGACCAGCAAGGGCAGAACCCACACCACACGCAAAATACTCACCCCCTGCATTGGTGTTCCACCGACCAGCAGACTTGCTATCTGCGGCCAACGTCACCGTTGGGAAGATTTCTTTGTACATGGGCTGGTCAACCAAGTTACGCACTTTGCGGCCAAAGTCCACCGCAAGGTCGGTGGTGTGCGACACCATCAGCACCTTCTTATCAGGGAAATTACCTAGGAACCATGCAGGGAAGTAAACCGACACCAAGAAGGATTTGCCATGCCGCGGTGGGATCGACACCGCAATACGGTCTTTGCGGTTAAACGCCATGTCTTCTAATAGAGATGCCAGACGCTTGTGATGCCGACCAATCTTGTAGTCAGGGTTCATCTTCAAGCAAAACTCCAGCAAACTGCCCCGTGCAACTTTCGCCGCTTCCCGTTTTGCTAACTCTTCCAATGTGGTATCAAATGCTTCCAGATCATCCGCTGACAGCTTGGCCAAATCTATCTTTAATAGATCATCCATTGTGAAGTTGGAAAAATCAATCATCTGTATGAGTACGTACTAACGTAGGTGTGCCCAACACATCGGCCTTATTCTCTTGCAGGGTTTTGGGTTTGACCACCACATCCACAATCTCTTCTGACTTGCTTCGCAGTTCAAGGAGTTTGGAAATCCTATCTTTAATAGAAGCCTCAAGCTCAAGTGTGGTTTTGTGTTTGACTGTGATCTCGCTGCGCTCAACAAACAGGCCGACATCGCCAACCTTGCCTAGCAACTCAAGTGCCCTGATGCGAATCTTGGGGTCGGGGTGGGTGGTCTCTTCAATCAGCTTATTGGTCACATACGTTCTGATCTGCACAGCCGAGTTCACCACCACCTGATCGTACTCGCTCAGTATGGACTTAAGGTGCATCACCGATGCTGTGGTTGTGACCGCGTTGGTCTGGGCTGTGACTACATGTGTAGCTTCAGCAGAGCTAACTGATTCATGGAAGGCCGAGCGTGCCCGCACCTTATCTTCAGCCGTTGGTTCAGTGGGTGCACCGAACGCTTCTAAGAACTCTGCAGTCTTGAACAGGGCATCCACCTTGGTATGCAGGGACACCACCTCCTCCCGCTTGTCTGGGATTGGCACCGTCAACTCTGGAATACAGGTTAGCATGACCGAATGATACTACAAAAAGTGTAAAGCGTGTCAAGACACTATCACTAGGGGGGTGTTCTGGAACACGATTTTGTTGGATTTTTGCTATAAAAATTTTTTGAAAGGTGTTTTATTTTGATGGGGGGTGGGTTTCAGAAAAACTGGAGAACGTTTGAGTGTAATACACTGTAGGTGTAGCTACGGAGTCCCAATGTCCAAAGCGGTGGTGGGGGTACGGTGGGGTTCGCCCGTGGGAACTGGTGGCGTAAAAAGGGAGAGGGCGCGTTTTTCCTACCCGTAGGAAACAATGGGAAACGTGACAAGACAAGGGCAAACTATGGCATAATAGAGACATCGGTTCAAAGAGTGTCTTATCTCTACCGATATTTTAGGAAACACTAAAAATGGCAAACTCTACTCAAACTCAAACTCTTGACACTATTGCAGTATTCAAGGGCATTGCTACTGCTCATTGCTCTGGCTTATCTGCTCTTGACGTTATCAAGGGTCACATTGAAACCCTCCGCAAGGGTTCAATCACAATGGGTAAATCAATCAAAACGTGCGAATATCGGGTTCAATGTGTTGATGCCTATGCTCAAGCTTTCCCAAAAACAGCAAAGAAAACCCGTGATAACTATGTGACTGCAGTAGTTGACGCAGTAAACAATGGCACGGAATTTTCGTTCTCTGCTTCTAAGGGTAAGAGCAAAGCAAAGGGCACGGGCACGGAAAAGGATACGTCAATTTTCCCTCTGTTGGCAAAACTGTTTTCACATGAGGATTTCAAAACCACAATGGCCGACATTCAAGCATCATTCGAAAATGATGAGGGTGATATCACCGACATCATTCAATCAAACCTTGAAGCAGAGGGTTATGAGATAAAAGAATAATTCCTACCCGTAGGAAAAACCAAACCCGCTTAATGCGGGTTTTTTCACGCCCACATTTTTGTGGGCTTTTTTGCGTACTTCGGTATCGGTTTTCAAAAGGGGGGTAGTAATATTAAGTTCTCGTTTTAAGGGGAGAACTGGTGGGGGAAGCAACTATGCAACTATGCAGCTACGCAGGCGTGTTCCAAATGTTCTGGCTTTTTAGCACGTAACTGGAACGTTCTAAAATTCTATCGGAACACCCATGTAATTACGTCTTGTCATGTTTCAGCAATGTTCTGGAAGAAAAAGCACCTCTAATAATAATAAAATAATATATTTATATATAAGAAGTAGTGTTGTTCTGGTTTTTGCAAAATCAGTCTGGGAAATTTTCTTTTTTAGGTTTCGGGGGAAGTTGTGGCCACGGCACTGGGATCAAGCCATTGCCTTTTTCCTACCAGTAGGATTTTTGCTTTTCCTGACGCTGTGTTTTTCAAACTAGAACCGTACTCGGTTTGTGCCTACAATTTAATCAAACCGATTTTGAAACATCACGTTCCAATGCTGTACAATACTACTTTCGCTTTGTTCCACGTTCCGTTCCAGATTTTGGAGGGCACCTAGAACATACCCCGTTTTTCGTTACTTTGGAACGCACATGGCCACAAACCTACTCACCCTCGACCCCGCCCTCATGCAAGAGCTTGCCGCCCAACCCAGCAGCATTGCCACACGAACCCCTGCCGAACTACACGTATTGCAGACCAAGCGTGAGGCCAACATCAAAGCAAGCAACAAAGTCACCCGTGAACAACGCAGGCGTGATGTCACCATCAAGCTACTCAAGCCCAACGAGGATGCCCTACGCAAGATGCGAAGCCTAGATGTGTTCAACTATTTCGTTGTGCCCTTTGACATGGCCAAAGCTGTGCGTGCATCGATCCATCGTGAGCTAAGTGTCAGCAATAAGAAGTTCACCACAAGCAAATTCAAGTGGGGTCAGCACCACTACCTCAAGGTCAAGCGTGTTCCAGAACACGGGGGTGAGTGATACGTTTGATGATGTTTCATCATGTCTTGACTTGACAAGTCCTTTCATATAGTGTACAATGGCTTTAGCCATTTGGGAAATCGTGCCCATTCACTTTGGTTTTTCCTACCCGTAGGAAAGTTCTTTAAAAACATATTAAGCGTATGTGTCCCAGCACATACAGTAAACCGCCTCTGCCTCGATGGTAGAAGCTACAAGATGCAAACTGATAAAAATAAGAGGCACTAAGACTCCCTGCACATTCAGTTATGAATTCTTCCAGTAGTGAATAGGGCGTGCTGTACCCAGTCAGCATACTGCACCGTTACTTGTGCAGTAGAAAAGCAAATCAATACTGCCTAAATGGGTGTGGCTCTAGGTATGAAAACATACAAGGCCACTCAACAAGACGGAAATTATTTATGGCGAAACCGATAGTCGATACAGTCCACCACCTACATATATGGGGGCACGAAGCTGTCGTTAGTAGTGCATACGTTGACACCTCTTGGGGATCGTGAACCACATCACGTGGGATAAGCACGACCGACAAACCCTATCGCAGTCAAAAA